TGATGGTGGTGCGGTAGACATAGTTGGTGGCGTTAATCTTAAAAAGCCACAGGCGCGCATAGCGCGCCAACAATCGCAGCGGTCGCTTCTTCAACCAATTAGTGACGAGGACATTCAGGAAATATTGTCATACGCTGCAAGACCAAACACACCGGTACCAGATACTGCAGCCATGGCCCGTGCCCGGCATCGCAAGTTCTCTGAAATGGAGGACAGGCCCTCAGTGTTAGCTGATGAGGCCATTCGAGCAGATAGTGCTAAGTGTTTGAAGCTTAAAAAGGCAGAGCCTTGTGCTTCGTGTGGTTGTGACGATGTCGATACGGAGATTGTAGAAGTTCTAAAGATTGATGGGAAAATTCTTGCGATTTATAAGGATTTGGAACCACATGCTGGGACTATAATGATGAATCCTAAGACAGCACCCGTCACACATTCGGGTACCATGGTCTTTTCTGATACTGATGCCAATGTTATAAATTCAGTAGAAGGATCGATCGATGTAACTAGAATGAGAGCGATGAATGCAGGAGACGCCATGAGCGCCTTTTTGTCTCGACCCGTGTTGATTCAAACTAGGACCGTGGCGGTGGGTGCGTCCACATATGCCGAGTTCAACCCTTGGAAGTTGTTTATTGAGAATAAACGAGTGATTAATCGCATTAATAATTACAATAATTTGCGAGGTAAATTACATGTCAAATTCTTGATCAATGGTAACGGCTTTTATTATGGTAAACTTATAGCTTCGTACCTACCACTTAGACCGGATGATGCTTTGGAGCATAGTCACGTTACGGCATCACCAGCCAACATCACACTTGCGACACAGAGACCTCATGTCTTTTTAGACCCTTGCATGAGTACGTCGGGCCAATTGGATTTGCCTTTCTTCTTTTGGAAAGATGCGATGAATATACCGGCGGCAGATTGGAATAGAATGGGCTCAATTTTCATAGAATCCATCAATGTTCTACGCAATGCAAACGCATCCACAGCAGACTTAACGATAACTGTCTTCGCGTGGATGTCAGAAGTCACACTGGATAGTCCAACATTGACACCGGCACCAGGATTGGTAGCACAGGTGGGTGAGTACTCGGAGAAGGATATTATTTCGAGGCCCGCTAGTGTTTTAGCCAACGCGGCCAATATGATATCACCATATCTGGGATCTTTATCTCCTTTTGCGATGGCAGTGTCAAATAGTGCGGGAGTAGCATCGAACATAGCTAAGAGTCTGGGATACAGCAGACCTTTGACCGTTGAGCAGCCCATGAAAATGGCTCCTCGACACATTGGGAACTTAGCAAATTATGACGTTGTTGACAATAGTACGAAATTGGCATTAGATTCGAAGAATGAGGTGACGGTTGATACGAGAGTTATGGGTTTAGCAGGCAAAGATGAAACTTCTTTTACTTATCTTGCTGGCATATCCAACTACTTGCGGAGTGTACAATGGAATTCCACTCAATTGACAGGAGTTAAGCTTACTAGTTTGAGAGTGTGGCCTTTTCATCGAATAGGACATGGGACATTAATTGCATCTGCTTACCCTTCTTACGCGCTACCTACGTTCGATTTTGCATATTGGACTGGTACGTTTGTCTTAAAGATAGAGGTGGTGTGTTCCACGTTCCACAAAGGGAGATTGCAGATAGTGTATGACCCGAATAATGTCGATGCTGCGCCGGAGTCCAATATCCAGCACACTTATATTATGGATATATCAGACACGAAAGAGTTGGTGATAGAGATCCCGTGGTCTCAATCCAGGACTTTCCTCAATTCGTTGCAAGCATGGCCAACACAAACGTCAGATCCCGGTTTCGATGTGACTGGCACTAGCCCCGTGGCGAATGGACAGATCGGTATATACGTTTTAAACGAATTAACTGTCCCAAGTGCAACTACACAACCCATAGAGATTAATTTATATGGGTCGTTTAAGGATGATTTCAAAGTGATGGCTCCCGAAAGAGTTTACGAAGATGCCATTTTCCGGAATCTAACGACTCAAATGGGTGAGATGACCGATTGCGCTGAGGATTGCCAGATGCCGAATGACACTGATGCAGAATATACTGCTGGAGGAGATAGGCCCAGTGACCAGATGTTGAAGGTGTTTGCAGGAGAAAGCATAACGAATTTCAGAGCTTTATGGAAAAGACCAGTTTTATTGTATGTCTTTCCTCTCAATTCAGCTTTGAATGCAATATCCACATTTGTGTTTCCAGTCAGACCCAAACCGCGTGGTACAATACCTACGTTTATTAATTACAATTTAGCAGCCAATTCAGGCATGACATTGATATCATATGCGTACGCGGGATGGAGGGGATCTATTAGATACAAGACGGTCACAAATGCACAATCGTCACAAGTCAGTTTGTACGCGAGTACTATGGTAGTGAGAGGGTTTGATGCTATTTCGAGTGTGATTAATTACACTTTTGGAGCCACAACTACTATCAACGATTTGGCTAGATCGATGAGTGCGGTGTACAACTCTACTGGCAGGCAGAATAAATGTCAGGAGGTGCAAAACACCCAGCACCAACCGAATGTCGAAGCCGAATTTCCATATTACTCGTTGAATCGATTCTTTCCTACTAGATTTATAGGATTTGAATTGAACCCAACTGAGAGAGTTGTCAGGATGGACACATCCCAATTTGCGGGCACGCGATTAGGATGGACGGAATTATATACATGCACAGGTGAGGACTTTCAAGTCGGTTTCTTCACCGGGTTACCATTACTGGTTAATTTTGGCAACCCAGCACCGCCAGTGGCCGCGTGACATACGTGGGCCACCCACAT